CTTAGCACGAACAGACTTGACAACTGTCATACCTGACTTTATTCAGATGGCACAGTTAAGAATGAGTCGTGACTTACGAACAGAAGCTATGTTAAAAGTAGCAACAACTACTCCTACAGATAGCAAAGTAGCATTTCCTACTGACTTCTTAGAGTTAAGAGAGATGCACTTTCAGGGTAACCCACCTATTCTGTTAGAGTTCCAAACACCTGACTTGTTTTTCCGTAATGGTCAAACATCATTATCAGGTCGTTCACACTACTTTACAATGTTAGGTACTGAGTTTCAATTTGCACCTAGTCAAAACTCTGATTACACTATTCAAATTTTATATTATGCTCAACCTACATTTATCTCTACTACAACATCTAGTAACTTGTATTTAGCATACTACCCAGACGCTTTACTTTACGCAACATTGGCAGAAGCAGAACCATATCTTATGAATGACCCAAGAGTAGCAACATGGTCAGCATTATACGACAGAGCAATTGCTAATATTAAGAAAAGCGATTTAGGTCAAACATATTCATACACAACATTAAGCGTAACACCACGATAAGGAAACTATTATGTCAGAAATTTCGAACTACCTCGAGAATGCACTAATCAACGTAACTCTACGAGCAACAACTTATACAGCACCAGCAACAGTATATGTATCACTATGGACTTCAGACCCTACAGACGCAGGTAGTGGCACAGAAGTTAGTGGTGGTTCTTATGCTAGAACTGCTGTCACATTTGGAGCACCTTCTAACGGTGTAACTACTAACTCTGCTGACGTAACATTCCCAACAGCAACAGCTTCATGGGGAACTGTAGGTTGGATTGGTATTAATGATGCTTTATCATCAGGTAACTTACTTTATCACTCCCCCCTTGACTCGGCGAAGACTATCGATAGTGGTGATATCTTCAAGATATCAACTGGTAACCTTTCAGTTACATTAGCGTAAGGATAACTTATGGCTCTCGTAGTCAAAGATAGAGTTCAGGAAACAAGTACCACCACAGGCACAGGTACGTTTACGCTTGCTGGTGCAGTATCTGGCTTTCAGTCATTTTCTGTTATTGGTAACGGTAATACTACTTACTACGCTATCGTAAGCGGTGCAGAATGGGAAGTAGGTCTAGGTACTTACACATCTTCAGGCACTACTTTAGCTCGTACTACCATACTAGAGTCTAGTAATGGTGGCACAGCAGTAAACTTTAGTGCAGGTACAAAGAATGTATTTGTTACATATCCTGCTGAAGAAGCTGTTTATCAAGATGCTAATGGTGATGCTTATGCCCCACAGTTTGCTGCATCTAACGGACTTAATGTTAATAACGGAACTATAGGTACATCTTACACATTTCCTACAGGATATAACTCTGTAGAAGCTGGGGATATCACAATAGGTTCTGGGGTCACAATTACTGTTCCAAGTACGTCACGTTGGGTAATCGTTTGAAACAATGTTCAAAATGTAATGAAACAAAATCTTTATCTGAATTTTATAGAGATAAAGGAAGAAAAGATGGACACGAATATCAATGTAAGTCATGTAAAAGTGCATATGAAAGACAATATGCTAAAACTGATAAATATAAACAAAAAATAAGACGTGCTAGATGGCGTGAGCAAAATATTGACATTACTTATGATAAATATAAGGAAATGTTAGCATTACAAGATAATAAATGTGCTATTTGCCATACTGAAGTTAATCAATTTAATAAAGGAATGTGTGTAGACCATAATCATGATACAGGAAAAATTCGTGGATTATTATGCACAGATTGCAATATGGGAATAGGTAATTTAAAGGATAGCATTGAATTAATTGAAAATGCTTTAGAATATTTAAGGAAATATAATTAATGTCAAGTATAATTCGTGCAACCACATCAAGTGGATTACAAATAGCTCCAGATAATAGTGGAAGCCTACAATTTCAAACTAACGGAACTACCACAGCAGTTACTATAGATACATCACAGAATGTAGGGATTGGTACTACGAGTCCTGCAGCAAAATTACAAGTGTCTTCTGGTAATTTAAGATTATCTGATGGCTATCAACTTGAATTTGGTGGAAGTACAAACTCTATTTCTGGAGCTAATGCAAGTAATTATTTGCTATTTTATACCAACAACACAGAACGTATGCGTATAGACTCTAGTGGTAATGTGTTAGTAGGCACTACAAGTGCTAGTGGTAATGCAAATGCAATTTTTACAGGAATTACTGGAGCATATTCATGTAGATTTGTTAGTTCAGACGCATCTAGTCCATTTGGAATATTATCAAATTTTTCTGCTGCCGCACCAAATGGAACATCAAATTCATTTTTAAATTGCACAGATACTGGAGCAACTAGGGCAACAATTCGTTCTAATGGAGGATTAGCAAACTATTCTGCTAACAATGTAAATTTATCAGATGTTAGAGAAAAAACTAATATTAAATTAGCTGATAATTATTTAGAAAAAATATGCGCTATTCCTGTTAAAACATTTAATTATATTGACCAAAACATAGAAGAAGATGATGGTCTTACATTAGGTGTTATAGCTCAAGATGTTCAAGCAGTAGCACCTGAATTAGTAATGGAAAGTAATTGGGCTGGCAAAGATGAGCCTGAAAAATTAAGACTTTCTATCTATCAAACAGACTTACAATATGCTCTTATGAAGTGTATTCAAGAACAACAAACCATCATCAACGACCTTAAAACTCGTATAGAAACATTGGAGGCTAAATAATGGCATCTTTAGTCTTAAACGGTAATACTAGCGGAAGTGTAACTATAAGCTCTCCAGCAGTATCAGGCACAACTACACTTACTTTGCCTGCAACAACAGGTACTGTAATGGTAAATGGTCCAGCGTTTAGTGCTTATCAAAGCTCTGCTCAAACTCCAAGTGCAAACACTAATACAAAACTTCAATTTCAAACAGAAGAATTTGATACTAATTCTAATTTTGATAATGCAACCAATTATAGATTTACCCCAACTGTTGCTGGTTATTATTATGTAAATGGTGCATTAGCTGTTAGTTCTATAGCTTGCACAATGTCTACATATATTTATAAAAATGGTTCAATGTTTAAATCTGGTATGCAAGTTCCAACTTCTGGTATAGCTTCAGTTGGTGCTTTAATATATTTTAATGGAAGTACAGATTATGTTGAAATGTATGCAAGTATTTCAGTATCGCAAGCATTAAATGCAAATCTTCAATATACATATTTCCAAGCATCAATGGTAAGGAGTGCATAATGACACTATACGAAAAAATAATGGCTATTTATCCACAACTAGAACAACAAGACTTCCTAACTACTATCCGTTTACAAAACGATAGTGATGGTAAAGGTGATTACATAGCTAAATGGGAACATCCTACACTACCTAGACCTACAGACGAACAATTAGGAGCAGTATAATGCCTCTTGTGCTTTCAGGAACAAATGGAGTCACATTCCCAGACAGTAGTCTACAAACTGCTGCAGCCTCACCTTATGTGCTAAAGAACCGTATTATTAATGGTGATATGAGGATTGACCAAAGAAACGCTGGAAGTCAAATAACAATTGTTAGCGCTGGTTTTGATGTTGACCGTTTTCAAATTTTTAAAGACACAGTGGCGGGAACTCTGTACGCTCAACAATCAACAGTAGCGCCAAGCGGTTTTTACAACTCAATGTTGCTGACTGCAAATACAGCTTGGACTCCAGCGACAGGCGACATAGCTTTATTCCAGCAAAAAATTGAAGCATTTAATACTTCTGATTTAAGTTTTGGTACGGCTTCAGCATCAACAGTTACTTTGTCATTTTGGGTGCGTTCAAGTATTACTGGAACGTATAGTGCTGGCTTGATTAACGCAGCAAACAACAGAAGCTATGTTGCAAATTACACAGTAAATTCTGCAAACACATGGGAGCAGAAAACAATCACTATTGCTGGCGATACTTCTGGTACATGGATAAGCGGAACTAATAGTACTGGACTGCGGGTTAACTTTGACATTGGCAGCGGCTCTACTTACAACACAACTGCCGGAGCATGGGCCTCTGGTTTTTTCACACGTACTAGCGGTTCAGTAAACTGGACTCAGACATCTGGTGCTACCTTCTACATCACAGGTGTCCAACTAGAAGTAGGCACATCAGCAACACCGTTTGAACGCAGACTTTATAATCAGGAATTGGCAAACTGTCAAAGGTATTATACTCAATCATGGGGAAGTGGTGCATTTAGTGCAGTTGGTAATGCTGCTAATGGAACAGCATCTAATGGAAGCAATGCAGTAGTTGCTGCAACATTTCAAGTTTCTATGAGAGCAGCTCCAACAGTTACGCTTTATGATAATACTGGAGCAAGTGGTAAGGCTACTCAACCTTTTATTGCAAATGGATTAGCTGCAACTGCTGGTGGTATTGGAGTAAATGGATTTAAAGATGTATCAGGTTCTGGATATACAAGTAATAGTGCTTTTTTTGCAAATTATATTGCATCAATAGAATTGTAAAGGATGTTTATGTATAAACAATATAAAGACCAAAATGGAAATATAGCAAATGGCATTATTCGTATAAATGATAGTGCAAGCATCCCATTTGACCCAGCTAACATGGATTTTGTAGAGTATAATAAGTGGTTATCATTAGGAAATCAACCACTACCACCAGATGCAGAAGAAAACTTGTAAAGTTTGCAATAATACTTTTGACTTAACTAATTTTAGTAAAGGTCAAGGTAAGTATAAAACATTAAATGATTGTAAAAAATGTGATGCTGAAAGAAGAAAACTTTATTACCATTCTATGCCAGACAATAAAAGAACAGAAAATCGTATAAAACAACGCTTATATGAATATAAAAAAATTTACGGATTACCACATGAGTTAGCAGAAAAGTTAGCTAATAATCGTGAAGGTACATGCTTAATATGTAATGAAACAAAATTATTGGTTGTAGACCATTGTCATAAAACAGGAGAAGTTAGAGGTTTAATCTGCTCTCATTGCAATAGCGTATTAGGTTATGCTAAAGACAATATAATCACATTAGAAAACGCTGTTAAATATTTAAAAGGAGAATAGATTGTTTGGCATAGCTAGCTTTTCCCAAGCTCCTTTTAGCTCGTTAGCAGGTAGAACATTAGAAGCTGCAGCACAGATAACAGCAGACGCAACCGTATCTGCATCTGCAACACGCTTTAGAACATCTGCAGCAAGCATTACTGCTACTGCAACAATCACAGTTACAACAAGCGGTGCATTAGTATTTGGCACAGCATCTATAAATGGATTTGCAGACGTATCTGCTATAGGTACTAGAACACAGTTTGGTAGTGGTGCAATATTTGCAGAGGCTATCGTATCTGCTACTGGCGGTTCTATAGCACTAGCTTCAGCAAGTATAAATGCAACAGGTACAGTAACAGCATTAGGCTCATTACTAAACAATGGTATTGCTTCTATTACAGCCAATGCTACAGTTACAGCTAATGGTTTCCGTATACAATCAGCAACAGGTTCTATTACAGGAACTGCTACAGTATCAGCTTTAGGTGGTTTAATAAATTCAGGCAATGCACAAGTAAATGGTTTTGCTACAGTAAATGCAAGCCCTAACGCAACATGGGCAGGTTTTGCTTATGTAGAAGGCGTAGGAAGTGTAACAGCTAAAGGCACAAGACAAGGTGAAGGATGGACACCAGTAGTTCCAGGAACAGAAACATGGACACCAGTATCAGCAGGTTCAGAAACATGGTCTGCAATATCACCTTCTTCAGATACATGGACAGAAATTACAGCAGGAACAGAAACTTGGACTGACACTACTCCAAGT